AAAGCTACAGTAAAACCGTCAGGATTGAGCGATGGCACATACATCGCAAAGTTCTCACTAGTCAGACCATTGTCACGAATCCAACTAATCAGATCACCGAGGAATGAGCCACCTACGTTACTGTTGTACCAGACCTCGGATACCTGTGCATTCCTGACGGTAGCACCGCTGTCGTCAATAGTGGTGTTCTGCATGGCAGCCATACCAATACCTGCTGATGGTCGTCCTGTCCATGTATCAGCTTCGCCGGGTGTAGTGTTGCACGTAAGGAATAGTACCCATCGTGGCTGAAAGCCTAGTCCTGTGATATTGAACGTAGAGCTGGACGGTATAGCGAATGAGCCGATCTTACAGCCCATCGTCTAAGCTTCTTCCTCAGGCGGATACTCGAAATATACGTAAGCTCCGAGTCCCTTCGATCCCGTGGCTACCGCAGTACAGTTGATCCAGATATCGTCATACACATGGACGCGGTTATGTGGATTGTTCACAGAACCTGTGATATCCGGGTTACTGTTGAATGCCGCAGTAGTCCCACCAACGATCGTTGTAGTAGCAACCGTGAGATTACGCGTAACATTCACAATATTGATGGTTGTCGGACCTGCACCTGCTGTGCCGTTGAAAGCACCAAGCATAGTTATATTGGTGTTATCCAGTAGCGGATCAATTGTGAATCGGAACAGACCATTGGTGTTGACCTTGTTGGTCTGCTTATCCCCATATATCTTGATTGCATGGCTAAGTGGATTATCTCTGAGACATATCCACTCAGTACCAAGATAGAAGCAAAATGCACGTATCGAGGGATCAACCACGAACATGCCCTGTACCGGATGAAGTGGTACTTGTGTAGCGTGCTTGAGGATTGGCGCACTAGGCAGCCTATTCCACAGATCAGAAAACTCCTGCTGATTAACACGCTGTGCCTTGTATAGATCAAGGATCGCGTTATGACTATAATCTCGTTCGTGCTCTCTCATCCCGGCACCCTTGACATATCGAGCGTAACTGTGGGATCACCCTGACGTGTGATGTTGAGTGTATAGCCCTTCACACGCCAGAAGGTGAAACTACCCGAATCATCAGGATCGCTGTTAAGATTATGGAACCCGAAGTCGTAGTCCAACGTGACTCTGATACCAGTATCGAGCTTAGCCCAGAAGTTGGGAATGGTATCAGGATATACAGTGACGCTGACTGTAAGCGTAGGTTCCTTCGTTCTTGCCTTCTCACTCTTAGCTAGGCTCTGTAGTGCAGTAAGGTCTTTGATTCTACCGAACCGAGTTACAGATTCTAGCGTTCTGAACCGATCAGAGGACGGTATGTACTCGTCGATGAATCCCCAGTTTGTACCAAGGGAACCATCGCCAATGACATAGTTGCGTGTACCTACCGGACCGTCATTTGAGAACGACAGAGACGTTACGTTGGTACGATCAAGTGCGTATGTGATACCACTAGATTCCTTGATTGGTGCATGAAGTATGAAGTTCAACTGCAATGGCGCAAAGTATTTGATATCGAAGTCAAACCCGATATCCTGCTCAGAGATAGTCTTGATGTGCTGCATGATTGGCGTAGTATCGAACGGGAATATCTCGTACTCCATGATTGCGCCAGGAGTAGTGCCAGATAGGTTATATGCCGGATCGCCAAGATTGCCATGAAGCTCGACGTTATCCAGCAAGTCCCGAACGATCTTGTGTAAGGGCCATAGGAGAGGCTTCTTATCTGCGGGGTAGACTGGAACTCCACTACGGTAGATGTACTTGCTGATGAGCGTCTCGAAGTCAGGCTCTTGTGGATCGAAGTACCAGATACGTCGATCTAGCAGGTGTTCCCACGTCTTACCTGCCATTGTAATCATGCCTTCGCTTTGATCGCTCCAACCAGCATTCGTAATCGGACCGCTCTTAAGCAGCCTGTTATCACGATAGAAGAACCAGTCGTTTCTGTATGGCCCGAAGAAGTTACGTGTGACTGTGGGGTCGCTACGTCCGAACCCGCCAGTTATCGAGCCTGTCTCATTTTGCGTTACAGAAAGCTCGGCGTCGAGTGGCTTCCACGTACCAACCACACCACCGTAGATATCACGTATCTGTAAATCAAACTGTGGCATCAGCTAGTATCGTAGCGACACCACATTACTAGAGGTACGCAAGTATGGCTCGAAGCCCCGCCAGTTAATGATGTAATCCCCCACAGAAGGAAAGTTCGCAATCTTGGGAGTTTCTAGGGTAACGAGCTGCACGTCCATGTGGTACACAGTTCCGTCGCCATAGAAGCGCAGGAACAGTGTACCGTGCTTACGCAAATCATAGAACGCATATGGCGGCTGTATGACTTCCTTCATATCACTGGCAGCGTCGTTGTACCCGTTAGCATCGGTGCCTAAGATGGAGCCCTTAAGGTTGAATGCCCTATAACGTGGGTAACTGTACTTAGGCCACTCACCAGGCTGCTGCATCTTCGACTGTGGGGATTGTTCGTGATACACGTTCATCTCAAACTCTTGTAACGGATAGCGAAAGTTGAACTCCTCGTTGAGTTCAATCTGTGCACCAGCGTTGTTCCTGTATATGATCTGATCTGGAATCATCGCGTATGCTTAAGCTTGTGCTTTGCCTGCCTAAGTGCAGCATCCATCATTTCCTGATACGTCAGGAATGTACCGTTGACATTGAACACGACCTGCTGATTGGTCTGTGGTGAAATCATGCCACGCTGCTCGATAGGAATTGTGCTTACCCTACCGGGTAACATCATTGACTGATCTTCCTTCCACCAGAACGGTATGTCACCACGACTACCCTTGGGCGGTGGCTTACCATGCGGACCATACTTAGGTGGCGGAGCCTTAGGTGCGGGCTTAGTCGTATCTTCCTCGGGTGCAGCCTTAAGGCCACTATAGTCGAACTTGACAGTAGCATCGGGAACAGACATTTCCAACTTAACCTGCTGTGCTGCAATTTCCTTGGCTACGTTGGTGTATAATCTATTGACCAAATTGGTCATGCGTGTCTGCACGCCCTGTTCCTCAGACTCCATACCAAGGATGATCTTGAGCGCGGTATCCTTACCGAAGCTGTTCCACTTCTTAAGCTGGGTATTGAAGTCTATCTCGGTCGCCTTAGTAACGGCGCCCTTACCCTGTGCCATCACGGTATTGAATTGTCTGACCTTATTAGGTGCTGCAGACCTTAGCTCGTCTAAGTACTTAAGACCCTCAGGTCCCATCTTCTTGAATTCATCTACGAAGTCCTTACTAAAGCCCTTCTTGAGTAACATGGTAAGCATACCACGCCACTTCTTAAACTGTGCAACACGGGACTTCATGATGCCTAACAGACTATCTGCACCACCAGACCAGTTCCATTGCTTACGAAGCTGTGCCTCCTCACCCTCGCCTTCAATGGGTGTGAAGATATCACCGAATGCAGTTTGATTGGCCTGCTTGAATCCATCGTATAACTGCATGAGCGCATCAGATGCCTGACCAAGCATTTCCTTGGTACGATCAACTACGTCCTTAGCATACTGAGCAGCTCTCTGTGAAGCTTCATTAGAACCCCGGGCAGGTGGGTAGAGTAGTGCATTGATCTGATCTTCAATGGACTTAGGATCAAGACCCAATGCCTTCATGGCCTTGGTGTTGAACAAGTCCTTACTAAGACTACCAACACTCTTACGAATGCTTGCAATCATTTCTTTGTAGTTACTTGTGTACGCGTCTACGATTTCCTTATTGGAACCTTTACCCTTGTTCCTGTTAGCCTTAAGCTCTGCAAGGTTCTTGACACGTACCTTCTTATCCATGTTGATAAGAGCCTGGATCGGAATTGCTACAGCCTTACCAACTGCACCACCATGCTTCTTAATGGCACCAGTACCACTAAGAATCTTTTCATCTACACTCTTCCAAAACTCGTTCCAACCTTTGAGCTTATGAACTTCCCATAAGATAACAACTGTGGTTGTAATGATACCGAGCTTGGCAAGCGTAGACAACGCACCAAGATTCATAAGAATAACTGGCAATGCCTTAAGTCCGTTAGTTCGCAACAACGAGAACGCAGCACTTAAGAATCCCATTAATGCTGTAGCTCGAGCTGCTATGTTGGCAAAGGCAAATGCACCAGCAAGTCTGGTGAGTCCAGTGTATAGGATTAAGCTCGCGCCATATAGTTTAAGGAACGTGCCTGCCAACAACGACGCCACAGAAACGGCAAGCAAAGCCTTGGCTGCGAACTTAACCGTGCCTTCGTTGTTCTTGGCCCAGTTAATGCCCTTGGTGATAACCTCACCTAACCGCTCGAAGTAAGGTATGACGGCTGCACCAACTACAATAGCTGTAGCCTGTAACGTGGCCTTGAACTTTTCCCATCTAACACCGGACGTACCAATCATTGCTGCATATCGCTTACTGAATTCCTCAGTAGCACCAAGTACGTTACCCTGGAACTGCTGGAACTGTCTCTCATTCAGCACTAACTGGTTAAGTGTTCTACGTGCCTGGGACTGTGCCTGGATGCCCTTACCTCCACCACGGCCCACAGAAGTAACAAGCGGAATGAGTGAACCAATCGCACCCTTGATCTGTGCAACAGGTAAACGTGCAAGTTCATGGATAAGATCAGGGAGCGGCCTGAGTGACTTATCTACCGTCTCGAAGTCTAAGCCAAGTCGCTCTGCACCACGACGGAAGTCAGGGCGAGCCATAACATCTAGCAATCTTGATAGACCTGTGGCTGCAACGGCTGGACCCATACGTGTAGTAAGGAACGCCATTGCGCCAGCAACGTCCTGTAATGATTGTCCGGCGCCCTTAGCTGCCGGGACAACACTATCGAGCATAGTGTTAAACTCAGAGAACTCCAACTTACCGAAGCGAATGATGGCAAAGGAAGTATTGATGGACTTCATGGTTCTCTCCCATGAGCCACCGAAGTTGTTTAGAATCTTAATCATAGCGTCACTGGCTGTAGACAGATCTGTAGCGCCAGCGACAGCTACCATGTTAAACAGCTTAAGTAATCCCACACCCTTCTGTAGTGGGACGTTCATAGCCGAGAAGATATCGTAAGCTGCGTCTGCCTGTTCTTTAGCAGTACCTGGGAATTGGTGCATAAGATCGAGCAGCTCTTTTTGTAGCTTAATACTGTTCTGTCCGATCTTCTGTACGCTATTGTTCCCTGCTATCTGTGTTGCTGCCTTTGTAACCTGCGTAGCGAAACTGGCTGCCTGCTCGCCAGCAACACCTAAGCCAGCACCGGCAAGTAGACCACGAATTGCTAAACCGCGACCTAAGTCCATTGCGGTAAAAGCCTTCTTCATACGTGCTGCTTCGGCTGTGGTCGAGCGCATATCACCAGCGAACCGCCGTAGCGAGTTGCCAGTTCTATCGCTTACCGATAAGATGAAGCGTACGTCGTATGAACTAAGAGCCATCTGCTGCCTGTGCCTGTGCTTTTTGTTCTAACCTACGTTGAGCTTCTGCGCGCTTCATTGCTGCTTCGTCTACCTTAGCTAATGCATCCAGCACGGCTTCCATACGTAGGATATGTCCGTATGGCTGGGCGTATAGTCCGCCTGAGAAAGGAAGCTGTCCGAACTCCTTACACAGACGGACTATACGTACCCAATGTACCGCTTCGTCGGTAGTTGCCTCTCCTGTTAGCTGGTATGCTCGTTTCCGTTGTCCTCGGATGACGAAGAAGCAGGCGAGGGAAAATTCTTGACGTTTTCTTCGACGTTATGCAGCTTGTCGATTGCTTCCTCAATCTCCTGACCAACACGAGGATCAAGAGTCTTGAGTGTTAGCTCGTTAGAGAAGTCAAGCTTCTGCCCATTCTCATCTTCTAGGTTATGATCGGCAATACAATGTTCAAACTCGTATTGCCTAGCCCATGCTTGTAAGGTCGCAATCTCAACGCGACCTTCTTCCTCAGTGTCGAAGAATAGCTTACCGCCCTTATCACGGCGGACAAGCATTTCGTAGTACGGAAGCTGCTTGATATCGACCCATCCTTCTGGACAACTTACTAGATCGACACGCTGCACTTCCGTCCGAACTGTTGCGCGAGGCATTACTCTCTCCTTTCCTCGCTGTTGTGGACTAGTAGCTCTTTACCTTGGGCTTCTGTTTCTTGATCTTCTTCTTCATTACGCGATGTTAGTCGGAGACTTAACAACGATCTTGTATGCATCACCACCAGCGATACCAATTGACCGTCCGTTAACTCCGGCCATGATAAGATCGCCGATGCCTGCAAGACCTAAGTCGTATTCTTCCCACACCATTCTATTGGCCTGAATCTGTAAACCGCTCGTCGCTGTGGCGAACGTACCGGTACCAGGATTGATCGACTCCATGAGAACAGCACGCTGAGTTGTTGCAACGAAGTTATCGTACTCAGTTCGGCTAATGAAGTCGAGTTCCGTCTCGAGGTTAGCAACGGTTTCTCCGAAGCTGATGTAGCTTGCGCTACGATCCCTACGAATACGATTCTGTGGCTCTGCACCGAATTCGCTTCTGAACGTGTAACCGTTGTAATCCATAGAAGCTGCACCGAATGTCGGAGCAGTACCGGAAGCAGCAACACTAACCTGACTTGCATCTGCACCGAACAGATCGGGTGCGACCCAAGCAGGAGCAGGAGTACCAGTAACCACGTTATCGCTCAGACCGAGCATATTGAGTGTGACCTTGACAACGCCATCCTCAATAGTAAACTCGTAGCCGCCGCATGTGCATCCAGCATAGCCGAACAGCACGTTGTTACGGGAAATCGTAACAGACATAGTTCTCTGCACAAGACCCGTAGCTGCTGTACTAGTAGAACCCTGCGAGCCAGGTGCAAACGTGTAAACATACGGGCCAGCACCGGACTTGGAAATCAGGTGCCTACTCGCATACATGAAGTATGGCAGGAATCTAGGATCAACCTCCATGTGGATATCACCCTCCACATGGTAGTATCCCTGCTTAACATCAGAGACAATAGTCTGCTGTCGCAACTGAGGACTAAAGTACGGCTCAGACGTATACTTGAATGTCTCGTCTAGGATGGGAACGTACACGTCGGAAGCCGTACCAGGCTGAACGTATGTTCCGTTTGTAGTCTCTAATGCGACGAGAACGTAACCACCACCACCAATACCTGCGGGCATTACTTAGCACCTCCCTTCGTGAAGTTGTCGTTACCATCGACAACGTCCGCAAGGGAGTTGCCAGTACGAGCCTTAAACGTTTTGACTTGCTCATCCGACAATTCAAAGGACTCACCGTTCTTCACAAGGCCATCAATGCCTGTGATACCGATTTCTTCGCCCTTTAGAAATACCGGACTATTGTAAGTCAGCTTCACTTGAAAGCCTCCCTTACTTCCGCGATGACAGTTAATGCGGTACCGATTGCAGTAATGTTATCCGTCGAAACAAGGGCAGGCTCTTCCGTTGTAACGAAAGACTTATGAATCCTTGGGTCCATTAGAGTCAAGCCCTTACCATGTAACAATTGGACTACCTTAGTAGCCATTATTAAATCTTCGCGATTGCGCTCCTGACGGTTAGCCGTCAAGTCTGCATGCATTATCACGATTTCAATGGAAAGTCCTGTAAGGAAGTAATGTGTGCCATGAATGTTACGATTAATACCATCGTGGATGATGACACAAGCCGGATACTTGGGGATGAGTACTCCGTCACCGAAGGTGATATACTCAAATCCCAATTCATGATTACTAATCTAAATAAACTCTTTTACTTTATCAATTAGTTCTTCTGGCCTCATGCTGTACCTGCACGACGCTTACTAACAATGACTGTCCCACCACGACGATAGATAATGATTGCGTTGCTAGCCCATCGGTCGAACACCTTAACTAACTTGTCCTGTGTATAAGGCGATGGACCGATGAATCTGCGCTGTGGGATTCTGCCGCCCCCACGCTCACTAGCCTCAAGATGTTCACCACTCTTAGCTTCACTCAAAACTTCTGCTATGTGAAATTTGGCACTTCTGCCTGTACTTGCTGCGCG